CCACCGCACCTTCCGGAAGCATGCCCATCGAGCGGACCGCGTTGATGTCATTATCAGCCGTCCCGCTACGCAGGTTGCTGTTAATGACACGCTCCGCAACGAACTGAAGCTCCTTCGGAATGATGAGCTTCTGTCCGCGGACCGCAATCTTCAGGCCACGTTCGTCGGTCAGACCCGCGATATCAATCAGCATCTGCTCCAGCGAGGTCTCGTTGAGATCCGCCGCAACAGAAAGCTGGTTGCGCTGGTTGCCCGACAGCGACGGATGAGCGGACGAGCACAGGGCTGCGCCGTCACCAACCGCGTACGTGGTGTCGAAAGCGTTGTTAAGAATAGCCGCAGCTTTGATCTGCTTGGTCTGAGCCATCGAACGAGCCAGAGCCTTCGTGTAACGGCTCGCAAGCCGGTCATAAAGGTTGTCTTCGATAGCTTCTTCCGTGATCGAGAAAGCCAGAGCAATCGTCTCGTGCGTGTAACGAGCAGTATAGGTTTCCTGCGCGTCATCGAACGAAACTGCACTGCCTTCGTTTTTCACGGGAGCAGTTGAGAAGCCGCCGAGCATCACCTCTTCTTCAAAGGCCCGGTCCGAAGACTCTTCCTCGAAGATTTCAGCATGCTCCTGTTCGTAGCGGTCGTACTCAAGACCAAAAAGAGCATTAAGGCCGGGCTCAAGCTCTTTAGCCAGTTGGGCTCTTGAAATAGCCATTAGTCAGCCCTCCTTAAATGCCCGTGGAATCCGCGGTGGTCTGAGAATCAAACCGGCGGGTTCCAGCGTTGAAATGAGCGTTCAGGCGCACGATGAGAGGGATACCCGCCGCCGTGTAATCGCTATTGGCTTCATCATCCATGATGCCAACGATACGAAGCGGAAGAGTAGCCGTTGTCGCAATCGAGCTAACGCTGAGCGCAGACGAAGAACGGCCCGTGTCGGTAGAACCGCTACGAGCCGAAGTGCCGAGAGACGCGTTTGCAAAAATCGCGGCCACAGCAGTGGCACGGTCCGTAAGCGAGGCGTCACTCGCAACCTTGAACAACTGATTCGGGTCATCGGCAACGAGAGCCTTGACAGGATGGTTCGTGTCAACGCTAACCGAGCCGGAACCGGGCCAGTAGTTAAGGAAGGTAGTTTTCTTCGTCACCGAGTCTACGTACTCAACACCCATCAGAACGCCAAGCGCCTGAGTCGTGCCGCCACTCGTCGCGCCAGCGAAATCAATCACGCCAGCAGCCAGAGGAACGACAATGCCGCCATTGTAAATGGCGTTGGTGTTATCGGACGCAATCTCATAGGTCGTAAGACCCGTCGAGTTCGCGCCGGAGCCGACTAGACCGATAGGACGAAGACCGTAGGCAGTCTCTTGGTTTGCCATTTTGGATCACTCCTAAAGGAGGTGGACCCTATTTTCGGGACCCACCAAAGGTTACACGAGATTGACGATCAGGTTGATTGATCGTCATCGTTGAATGTGCATTCTCGCGCATCATATCGTGGTCCACTGCCTGAAGCTGATCGGCACTCCGTTGCCGGAAATACTCGGTCCGCTCTTCAATGGTTTCCACGGGAATCCGTGCAAGAATCAAACCTCCAACACCGAACACCCCTTCGTATTTACCGTTTTCAATAACGGGAGCTTCAAAGTCTGGATACTCGTCCTGACGAACAAGTTCCCAACCTTCGCGAAGTTTAGCACTGATGTTCTTGCGGTCGTCAAAACCACGAGTTTCAGCCCTAATCCAACGATGTTTAAACCCGTCTGGTGCGGGGGGTGCATCAAGCATTGAGGGTGGAGCCCACGGCTTACGCCTAGCCTGAGTGCTCCGGGTACTTCTCGCGCGAGAAGCACGGTTTGAGGAAGTACCTTCTTTCTGAATTTCTTCGCTCATTTCCTTACTCCTTCACGTATTTCGCGTATTCTTCTAGCGGCACACCCAACTTTTTAGCCATGGCGACTTGGGTAGGGGTGAGTCTAACCTGCTTCTTACCGCGCCCAGATGATGCAGACCGATTAACAGAGGCAACCGTCTGAGCGGGTCGTTTGCCTTTGGGTCCGTTGTTAAACTTATGGGGAAAA